CCTGTACAGAGCCAACCTGAGCTACAGCGACCTGCGCGGAGCCGACCTGTACAGAGCCAACCTGAGCAACAGCGACCTGCGCGGAGCCGACCTGTACAGAGCCAACCTGAGCAACAGCGACCTGCGCGAAGCTGACATCGACTACAGCGTGTGGCCGCTATGGTGCGGCAGCCTAAAGGCATACGTCGACGACCGCATTGCAATACAACTGCTGTATCACACGCTGTCGGTCGTACAGCACAGCCCATACGTTTCCGACGAATTAAAGCGCGCGTTGCTTACGCCCGGCAACATAGACGCTGCAAACCGATTCCATCGTGTTGACGAGTGCGGAAAGCTTGAGGTGTACAACGATGGCGACACTATCTGACAGAGTACGACAGCGACGTACCGCGCTCGGCATGACGCAGAGCCAGCTCGCACACGCGGTACACGTGTACTACCTCGAAATACAGCTGCTTGAGGACGGCATCGGCCGACCGACGGGCGACTATTTGCGGCGGCTTGCCGAGGTGCTGGGCGTTACGGAGGAGTGGTTGGTGTATGGCTAAATTAATCACCGCATACTGCCTCAGCTGTCTCTACTGCCGACGGCTCGGTTACGGCAGCAGTCTGCTTGCCTGCCACTACACCTACGACACAGGCAGGGTACGCGGCTGTGATCCCGGCGACGGGTGCACGTGTAAGGTCGTTGCGACCGACGAGGAACGCGAATTGCAGTCGCGGCAAGCGTCGAGCGGGTTCGTGATTGCAGGAAAGGTGCGGAAGCTGGAGCACGTGTACAGCGATTACAAATGGGGGAAGGAATATTGAGACACTACGACGATATAACGACCATGCACGGTGACGAAGCCGACGCGGTCGATGTAATAATAGGCGGCTCACCGTGTCAGGATTTATCGGTAGCCGGGCAGAGAGCGGGGCTTGACGGTGAGAGATCGTCACTGTTCCTCGATCAGATAAGAGTTATAAAGGAGGCTCACAGCAAATATGGAAGAAACAAACCTCGGTACATGGTATGGGAAAATGTCCCCGGAGCACTGTCAAGCGCAAACGGCGAAGACTTCCGTAGAGTGCTCGAAGAAACCGCGAAAGTCGCAGGCGAAACAGCCGTTATTCCTCGACCTGAGAAAGGGAAGTGGACAACCGCAGGCTGTATCATGGGTGATGAGTATTCCATCGCTTGGCGGATCCTCGACGCTCAATTTTGGGGAGTTCCCCAGCGTCACCGTCGAATCGCGCTTGTCGCAGATTTTGCAGGACAATCCGCACCCGAAATACTGTTTAAGTCCGAAAGCGTGTCAGGGTATACTGCGGAGAGCGGAGAAGCGCGGAAAGGAACTGCCGGAAGTGCTGAAAGCGGCGTTGGAGGCGCAATCTGCATCCAAGGCAACTGTATAGACCGAGCCGATACCGCAGGATGCAACGGCAGAGGATGGCGCGATGATGACGTATCGTACACGCTGAACACCATCGACCGTCCGGCTGTGTATGACGTTAAGAACTTCAACAACCTTGTGGACGCATCACCGCCGCTTACCGAATCTATGTATAAAGACCCACATGCGGTGTATGACGCACGGGGTAACGGCAACGGTGAGACAGCCCCGACGACTACGGGCGACCACCAGAACCGCGTTACCGATTATACGGCGATATGTTGTAAGGTTTTTCGGGAAGGTTCATTCGGTGACTTCGTTGAAGACGGTTTCGGTACTGTAAAAGCACAGGGCGGATGCCTCGGCGGCGGCTCGGAAACCTTTGCCGTATTACACAGCACCGTCCGCAGACTTACGCCGCTCGAATGTGAACGCCTGCAGGGCTACCCCGACGGTTGGACCGACATCGGCGAATGGACGGACAGCAAGGGAAAGAAACACCAGGCCACCGACAGTGCACGATATAAGGCACTCGGCAACAGTATAGCGTTACCGCCGTGGCGTTTCGTGTGCCGCAGGATATGCGAGCAGTACGACACGCCGCCGACAATGGGCAGTCTGTTCGACGGCATAGGCGGTTTTCCGCTGATATGGCGCGAGATAAACGGCGCGGACAGTGTGCCGTGGGCGTGTGAGATCGATGAATACTGCAAGGCTGTGACGCGAAGGAGACTGAGTTAATGGAAACATTCGGAATACTGTGCACGGCGGTGTTGGTGCTGTTTATGGCGATCATCGTGGCGTGTATGGTGGATTGAGGAGGAAAGTATGACCGACGACAAACGCACAATCGCCAATCTGGCAAAGTTGCTGACTGAGGCACAGCAGGAAAACAAACGCCTCCGCGCCGAGAACGAACAGCTGAGAAGCAAGGCGGCGCAGTGGCAGAACACGTTCATTGCGCTCGCCGAGCAGCATTTCGCGCAGGGCGGCAAAGCCCCGAATCTGCCGATGGCGGCTATCAGCTGTACAGTCGCGCCGAAAGCTTTGCCGTTTGAGCTGATAAATAATAATGATTATGTTACGGTGGTGATGATGCGATGACCGACAACGAAATAGTACGCTCGTATAACGAAGCGGCGAATAAAACCAAGCAAATAGGCGTACTTGCCGATCTGACACAGCGCAAGGTGCCCGATATTGTGCACCTGCTCGAAGCAAACGGTGCGACGCTGCCCGAAAATTATAAGGCAAGGTCTGAGAAGAGCGAATATATGGGGCGGACAGCATGGACTAACGAACGCGAAGCAAGGTTACTTGCGCTGAAAGAAAAGGGCTTGACGTGGGAACAGATAGCTCAGGAGATCGGCGGTACTGCGAAATCCGTATCGATGCATTACTACAAAATGCGGAAGCCGAAGCACATACCGCAGTCTTCGGACGTAACTGACCGAGTTACAAAGCCTGTCAAGGACACGCCGTGTCCGGTGGAAGATACACCGCAAAAAACTTCCGCGTTTGGTTTTGAAAATCTTATCGCTGTATTATCAAACGGCGAATTTGACAGTGTAACGTTTGAAAACGCCGAGGTTACCGTTACAGTACGGAGGAAAGCAACATGAAAGCTCGCATAGGACGCACAACCTTTGACAATCTGCCGTCCGGAGTACGCGAAGCGGCGGTACAGGTGGCGAAACAGATAACTGAAGACAAGTGGCAGGAAGTGCAGCAGGAAGTCAGCACACGATTCATGCTCACGATGGCTCTGGCTCTGCACGATGTATTCGGATTCGGAACGGATCGCATCGAGCGCGTGATGAACGCTATGAGCGAGATCGCCGTAGGCTACAGCGACGAAAGCTACAAGCCGTCCGAAAAGCGGTCGGGGCTTGAGGATATGCGGCGCATGACGCTTGCTATGGCAGGCGAGCTTGAGAAGCGCGGCATACGGTTTAAGATTGAATAAAGGAGATAATAATGAAAACAATACGCTTAATGCGCTTAACGCTTGACAATTTCAAGCGGATACCGCATATTGACATAGACTTTGGTGGAGAAAACTGGACCATATTCGGCAGAAATGCCGCCGGCAAGACCACGATATACGATGCTTTTTACTGGCTGCTGTTTGACAAAGACAGCCACGGTTCAAAGGATTTCGACATTGAGCCGCGCAATGCATCGGGCGAAGTGATTAATCCCGAGACGGTAACCACGGTCAGCGCGGTTCTCGACTGTGACGGCGCGGAATTCACATTTGAAAAACGTTACTATCAGAAATGGCAGCAGCAGCGCGGTTCGGCTGAACGTACATATGTAGGCAATACCGCTGAATACTACGTTGACGGTGTGCCGCAGAAAAAGAGCGAATATGACGCAACCGTCAAGGCGGTAGTTCATGAAGATCTGTTCAAGATGCTTACCAATCTCGGTGCGTTTACATCGCTTCACTGGACGGAACAGCGAGCTATATTGTTTGGTATGTGTGACATTGGCGACGATCTGACGCTTATGCAGACCGATGAACGCTTTATGCCCCTTGCCGATGATATGGGCAGACGTTCGTTTACCGATTACCGTAAGTACCTCGAATCACAGCGCAAAACGGTAGTTTCGGCTAAAAACGCCATACCGCCTCGTGTCGACGAGAATCTGAGAACAATAAACGAATATCAAAACATAGACGCAGATAAGGCAAACACTGAGCTCACCGAGCTTACCGAGGAAGCGGCGCGGCTGCGTACCGAAAAAACAAAGATCATCGACAATGTAAAGGTTGCCGAGCTCGACGCAAAGCTGACCGGAATTGCCGGCGAAATAAGGCTGCTCAATGCGGAAAATGAAGCACATCGAAAGTCTCAGATGAATGTCGACGGTGCCGCAGAAAAAAGGCGGCTCGAAAGCGAAAAGAAACTGGCTGAATCGGTGCTGCGTTCGGCACAGTCCGACATGAATCGAGCAGTTGCGACATTGCAGGAACGTGAAACGCGGCTTTCGGATCTTCGAAAGGAGTATGAAACAGTCAGCAGCAGGGAGTTTGACGGTTCGAAGGAGTGCCCGGCATGCGGCAGACCCTACGATGACGCTCAGATAAAGAAAGCAATGGAAGCGTTTGACGCCTATAAGGCTGAAAAGCTCGGCGAGATCGCAGTACAGGGTATGGAGCTGAGCAAGGAGGTCGACAAGGCAAGAGCTGCCGTTAACGATTCTCAGAACGCATATAACGACGCAAAGGCAGAGCTTGATAAGGCTACAGCCAAGTATGATGACTACACCGTTGAAACTCCGGTTATCAGTGATATGCCCGAATATGCCGAAAAGCTGGCGGCACTTAAAGCCGATGAACAGAGTATAAAAGAGGAAAAGGAAAAGTATCGTGCCGACACCGAAGAAGTGCGCAATGAGCTTGATCGTAAACTTTACGAGACCGACGTCAAGCTGCGTGGCGTAAATGCTGTTCTCTCACGTGTCGCACTTGCCGAAGCGGCAAAAGAACGTGTCGAAACGCTCAGAAAAGAAGAACGCCAGCTCGCCGACGAGATCAACCGCATAGACAAAATGCTGTATCTTGCTGCTGAGTTTACACGCTTCAAGGTGGGGCACGTGCAGGATTCCATAAACAGCCGTTTCCGCATTACAAAGTTCAAGCTGTTCAATGTACAGAAAAACGGCGGTCTTGAGGAATGCTGCGAAGCTACACACAACGGTATAGGATTCAACCGCAGTCTCAACGACGGTGCGCGTGTGAATGTGGCACTGGATATAATTACGGCATTGTCTGCGTATCACGGTATCAGCGTTCCGCTTTTCATTGACAATGCAGAGCGTGTGACGGGACTGCTCGAAGCAAATACACAGACCATCAAGCTGATAGTATCGGCTGATGACAATGAATTGAGGTGTGAAAAAGATGGCTCTTTTAGCGAAGAAGAAGACAAAATCATCAGTACCGCCGCTGGATGCTGACACTTACCCGGCGGTCTGTATCGGTGTCGTTGACCTCGGTGAACAGCATTCTGAGATGTACAAAAACTATCAGAACAAAGTGATGTTCTTGTTTGAGATCTGCGGCGAGACCGTAGACGTTGACGGAGAAGCAAAACCGCGCTGGCTCTCGAAAGAATTCACGCTTTCGCTCAGTGAGAAAAGCAACCTTGCAAAGACAATTGCATCGTGGACGGGCGTTGAGCTGACCGAAGATATATACGATGTCACTCAGCTTATCGGTAAGCCGGCAATGGTGGTTGTTACCGTCAAGGAGACAGACAACGGCACATTTAATGATATCACGGTCATTGCATCACCGCCGAAAAAGATGCAGATGCCCGAAGCCGAAAGCGAGACGATATGCTTTGAAATCGAAAATTGGGACGATGAAGTGTTCGCCAAGCTGCCGGAGTGGATTCAGAACAAAATAAAAAAATCAACCGAGTATCAGACCAGACTTGCACCGGATGAAAAAATCGGCTTCAAAGATGATAATAAAAGCGGTGAATCGGACGGTGAAAGCGGTAAATCGGTGAAAAAAGACGATAAAGCACCGTTTTAAAGGGGGATGTCATGGAATTTATAAGCCTTGCAAGTTCATCAAGGGGTAACGCCTATATAGTCGAAGACAAGGAGAGCGGCGAACGGCTGCTGCTTGAGTGCGGCATTCCTTACGCGAAGTTAAAGCAGCTGCTTGATCATGACTTCTCCGATGTGGTTGGCTGTCTCGTGACGCATGAGCATAAGGACCATGCGCTTTCAGCCCCGTCACTTATGCGCGATGATATCGATGTATATACTTCTTACGGTACGGCTGAGACGTTTAAAAACGGTGAACTGGCGAAGATCATTGAAGAAGGGCAGCAGTTTGCCGTCGGCGGCTTCGAGGTATTGGCGTTCCGAACGTTCCATGACGCGGCCGAACCGCTCGGCTTCCTTATACGGCGCGGCAATGATGTGCTGATGTTCGCGACCGATACCGTAAACTTAAACGTTTATGCAGACGGCGTGACGATATATGCACTTGAAGCCAATTACGATAAGTACATACTCGAGGAAAACGAGCATATAATCGACAAGGTTAAAGCGCGCACCATGCGGTCGCACATGGAAGTGCGGACATTGCTCGGTTATATTAAGAAATGCGACCTGTCAAACTGCCGCGCAGTTTATCTGCTCCACTTGTCAGCGGCGTGTTCACATGAGAAGCGTTTCGTTGAATGGGTCAGTGAGTTATGCGGCGATATACCGGTAAAGGCATGTAAAGCGTAGGTGACTGCAATGGCTAAAACCTACAATGCGTTCCTTGTCTTTCACGATTGGAAGGAAGCGTTCGAAGCACTGGACGGCGAAAGCTGCAAGGCGATACTCCTTGCAATGTTCGATTACTCCGTAAGCGGTACGCCGCCGCCCGAATTCGATGATCCTGCGGCAAAGATGGCGGCACGGTTCATTTTCCCGGCAATGGAGCGTCGGGCGAGGGACGCTGAGAACGGCAGGAAGGGTGGCAATAAACGGGTGGAAAATGCAGCTTCAAAGGGAAATGTGGACAACTATGTGGATAGTGCTGTGGATAACATACCCCAAAACGGCGAATTCTACCCCCCTTCAACCCCCCTTGAAGCCCCCTTGAACCCCCCTTCAACCCTAAACAAGACAAGACAAGACAAAGACAAAATAAAACAAAACGACATAATACAAGACGAAGACGAAATAAAACAAAGCGGCTGCGCCGCGGACGTGTCGTCGGTCGTCGCCATGGCAAAGAGTATTTGTAAATGGCTTGTTATTCCTGCCGTCGTGTCGGAGAAAACAGTGCGTGAAATTGTATACAGCGGATTGACTGATGACGAATACAGACGACTGTTTTATACGGCGAACGAATGCGACTTCCTGCAGGGCGGCGGGGATCGCGGCTGGATAGCCACTCTGGATTGGCTCATTGAGCATCGTGATGACGTGATAGCCGGCAAATACCGCGAATGGAGCAAGCCCGGACAGAGCGGCGGCAACGATAACAGCTCGTTTGACACCAAAGAGTTTTTCGAGCTGGCGTTGGCGAGGTCGTACCGAGACGTAAGCACAGGTGAAAACAATGATGAGACGACGTGAATACCCATATTTTTACAAGAACGATCCGCCTAACGAGAGAATGTCACGGCTCGTGCTGTACGTCGACGACGACGATTACACCGTCGCAGTGCTGCATGAGTTCGCCGGAGTCCGAAAAACGTGCATCTGGACCATACCGACCTTTGACTACCACAAGCGTCGTTCGATGAGCGAATATCTGAGGCATGTTGATCCGCAGTTTATTTGCAACAGGCTTATAGGCGGTCGTTGCGTTAATCTCCCCGGAGAGTATACGACGCGGCTCGAACGGGATATCATTGAATCATTAAAACAATTTCGGGAGAGCGAGTTATGAACGACAAACAGATAGCAGCCATCATCGGCACGGTCCGTAAATTGCTCGGCGAAATAAAGCTCAGCGAAAAAGGATCGCCGAAACGTGTGCGGCTGATGCTGTCGTATGACGGCGGCACGGTCGACTGCGAGACGGTGGTTGAAGAAATTAACGAAAACGAGGTAAAAGCAAAATGAATGTATGCATACTTAGCGGCTACGTACAGGAAAAGCCCGAAGTTAAGATAACAAGCAGCAACACACAGGTAACGAAGTTTGACATTGCCGTGCCGAGAAGCTATAAAAATAAGGACGGCAAGCGAGAAAACGACTATTTCACACTCGAAGCGTGGGGTCAGACCGCTGATCTGCTGAGCAAGCACTACGATAAAAGTGCGTGGCTCACTGTCCGCGCCGAGGCTCGTGTCGATAAATGGGTCGACCAGAACGGGCAGAAACGCTATACGACGGTGTTCCGCGTCAACGAAGTGTTCTTCGGCGGCAGCGGCAACCGAACGAGCGACGGCACTGCGCAGCCGACTACCGGAGCGGAGATGTCGGGCTACGGTGCACCGCCGATGAGTAACGCGCCGGGCAATTTTGAGACGGTCAGCGACGACGTCGATCTGCCGTTCTGAGGGGGTGACGGCAATGGTTTATATATGCGTGAACCGATTCGACGGTCATGACGCGGTATGCGATACGGATAAGGGCATAACGATGCGAATAATGCGCCTGCTGCTGCCCGACAACGTCGGTGTCGGTGATGCATTCAAGGTAAAAGTGCCGCTCAACGGCGCGGATGATATAGCCCCGATCGACTGCGACGAGTACATTCATCGGGCAAGCGAAGGTGCGCGGATCCGTCGGAAGCATTGGAAAAGTGTGCGGTGACGGCGATGAAGACACAGGAAAAGGCATATGTAGAAATAATCGACCGCGACGGACGCCCGATGCAGACGATATACCCCGGCTGCGAGCGGTATCCGCGCGACGTGGAGCTGAATATGCTCGAACGGGGGTATACGATTCGGGTGAATGAGCGGAAGTTGACGAAGAAGGAGTTAAGAGAAGATGGCAAAGATTAATGTTACTGTAGATTTAGACTGGATGGACGAAGAATACGACCTCGACCATGAAATAAAACAGGCGATAATCGCAAATATCGTTGACGGAGTAAAGAGCAAAGTTCTTGAACAAGCTGAATCCGAGTGCGTAAAAATGATGAATCAGCAAATGGCTGATATCGGCGAAACAATATCAGAAAAGCTCAACGGCATAATGGAATCGTTTTTCGATGAGCCGCACGACATTACCGACAGATGGGGCGACGTCGTAAAAAAGAACGTTACTGTAAGGGATACGCTTAAGGAAGCGTGCACGACCTTTATGGAGCAGCCGCTCGATGAAAACGGAAAGCCAGTAGCAAAAGGATCATATAACGCAAAATATGAAAACCGTGTCGCATATGTTGTTGCAAAAATGATGAACTATGATATGGAGCGTACAATCCAAAACATGGTCGAAAGCGTAACCAAAAACCTCAAAGAGAAAATCAGCTCCGAGATCAAGCAGCAGATGGGCGATAAGTTGGCAAATGTACTTGACCTTAATAAAATATTGTGATAAGGAGTTAAGAGAAGATGCAAACACACATGAAAGTTAAACTGCTCGCCCACACCCCCGACGCGGACAAGCTCGTCGCTGCCGCCGCAAAGCTGTGCTACGCGAAGTCGGACGTCGACACGCTCATGGACAACCTCACCGCCGAGAAGGTCGAGGACTTCATCGAACGGCTCGCCGAACTCGGGCACGAATCGCCCATCGAACACGCAAGCTACACATTCGCCGTCGAGGGCGTGTCACGGGCACTGCTGGCACAGCTGACGCGGCACAGGATAGCGTCGTACTCGGTGCAGTCGCAGAGGTATGTGGATAAGGGCGATTTTGACTACATCGTGCCGCCGAGCATTGCGGCGGATCCCGAAGCAGCCGAGATGTTTGAACGGTGTATGGATATGCTCGATACTTATTATGCCTATTTTATGGCAGCCGGCATCCCCAACGAGGACGCGCGCTTCGTGCTTCCCAACGCCTGCGATACGCGGATTATATTCACAATGAACGCGCGTTCGCTGCACAACTTCTTCCGTCTCCGCTGCTGCAATCGTGCGCAGTGGGAGATACGGGCACTTGCGGATGAGATGTTACGCCTCTGCCGCGAGGTTTCGCCGGCGTTGTTCAGACACGCTGGACCGGCGTGTGCGGTGAGCGGTGTGTGCAGCGAGGGGGCTATGTGCTGCGGTGAGCCGAGGGAGGAATTGAAATGAGCGAAATACTTGACAGCGGTACACGCCGCGAATTCGGCACCGGAGCTGTGCGCGACGTGCAGGAAGGGAAAGGACGTTGCGACCTCATGCCGCTTGATGTGCTGGCGATGTATTACTCTGAGCATCATGCCCTTTGTCCGCATATCGGCATGGTGTTCGAGAGCCTGCACCGATTTATGATTACCGGTGATACGGCGCATCTGTTTGCGGCACTGCGATGGTTCCGCGTTCCGGGGCATTACGAGCGATCGGAAACGATGTTCCTCGAACTTGCAAAACACTATGAAGCGGGCGCGGTCAAATACGGAGAGCGAAACTGGGAAAAGGGCATCCCCGTGCATTGCTATATAGACTCGGCGGTACGGCATCTGCTTAAATTTTTACGCGGCGACGACGACGAACCGCATGACAGGGCGTTTGTCTGGAATGTGGTAGGGGCAATTTGGACGGTTAATCACTGCTCGGATATGATGGATATACCGATTACGGAGGGCAACGACAATGGCGAAAATTGATTGCAGTGTTACGGTAAATTTTTTAAGGGAGTGGCGGCGATATTGCGGCGGTCGACTTTGCGGCTATTGTGATCTCAGCGAACATAACGAATGCGGATTCCCAGCGTGTCAGGTGAAGGATTTCCCGGAAAAAGCCGTTGAGGTTATACAGGCGTGGAGCGACGAGCATCCGGTGAAGACGAGGATTGACGATCTAAAGGAGAGGTTTCCGAATGTGTCGCTTGACAGTGAAGGTATTCCATGTTTTTCACCGTCGGTGTTAGGCTATTGCGGTGATTGCGATAGATGTCGAAACTGGGAAAATTCTTATACAAGAAACTGCTGGCACGAACCGCTCGTCGGCGGCGCGACCGGAAAGGCGGTGGAGTAGGTGGGCTGCGATTATGTATTCGGCAAAGCAAACCATCATACTGCAAAAAAAGAGCATAAATGCGACCTTTGCGGTGAAACCATAAACATCGGTGAAAAGTATTATCGCTATGTGAGTTTATGTGACGGTCGCTTTTATGACAACAAATATCACGAAGAGTGTATTACTGCCATAAACAAGTATTGCAAAGAACTTGACTACGATGAATACACAGAAGACAGCGTTAATGATTGGATATACGGCAAAGTTTGCGATAATCATGAATGCGATTACTGCCCGTATAATATGCGTACACGCTGTGGACAGGTCAAGCTGGAACTGGGGTTGATTCATGATTCGGAAGTGACCGGAAAGGCGGTGGGGTGAAATGTGGGACAACATGATACATGACATCTACAGCGCGATGCTGCCGTACAAAAATCTCCCGTGTTACGCGGAGGTACGGTGCAAGGTGTGCGGCACGCCACTTAAAACCTATTACGCCGAAGGGCGGCTGTATCTCGTAAAATGCGGTTACTGCGACACTGTAACAATAATACAGGCAGACAACCCATTCATAGCGGCGGCTATGGTTGGAGAGGTGGTGGAGGAATGAGATTGATTGACGCGGACAAGCTCGAGATAACAAAGCTCGCCGAATTTAAAGACTTGGACGGCGACACTGTGCCTGTTTACGGTGTGATGGCCGAGGACATCGACAACGCGCCGACGGTGGACGCAATCGTGTTACCCGTTAAGGTGGGGCAGACGGTGTGGGCGCTTGAAAAGTACGGAGGCAAACATATTGCAATCATCGAAGGCAAAGCGCAAATGGTCGGTGTGACATCACGAAGCGTTAAAGTGTTATTAAGGAATCACAAGGATTTCAATAAAACATTTGTGTTTGGCAAAACCGTATTCCTCACCCGTGAAGCCGCCGAGGAAGCATTGAAAGCGAGGGAGAATAATGCTGACTAACGAAAAAAATTGCCGCCATCATCGACCGCAAATGCGTGTACAATGCCACTCGACCGTGGCGGCATGGGAAGAGGATGTAGACGCAACCACAAGAAAGGGTGAAACAATGACCAAGCGCGAATTATCACAGCTTTATTACCTCAACCGCGAGATTGACCGCGAATGTGCACGATTGGCACAGCTCGAAGCCGCGGCGACCTCTACTACTTCGACCATTTCCGGACTGCCGCACGCCGGGACTATTTCCGATAAAACAGCCATCGCGGCGGCTATTGCTGATTCGCGGGCGATCATTGATGCGAAAATCACAGCGGCGGTACACGAATACAATCGGCTTATACGATATATTTCTACCATCAAAGACAGTCTGACGCGGCAGATATTCGAACTGCGCTATATCGACGGCTTGACATGGCAGCAGATAGCGTTTGAAGTGGGCGAGCATGACGAAAGCTATGTTCGAAGAAAACATAACTATTATTTAAAACTTGCCGAAAATGCCGAAAGTAATGTGATATAATAGTATCATGAAAGAATAGCAGAGAGCGTAAAGCGTCCTCTGCTGTTTCCATTTTTTTAGGGAGGTGCAGGAATGGCAGGAACACCGCGATATAAAACAGCGGCAGAGATGCAGGCGGCTATTGACGAATATTTCATCGAGCGCGGCGACAAACCGGTAACACTGTCCGGGCTTGCTCTGCATCTCGGCTTTACTTCGCGTCAATCTCTGATCAACTACAAGCACAAAAACAAGGCATTTTTGGACACGATATTAAGAGCGAAACTGCGGTGTGAGGATTACACCGAATCGCGTCTATACGACCGTGACGGTCAGCGCGGCGCGGAGTTCTCACTGCGCTGCAACTTCGGCTGGAATGATAAAGTGCAGGAAGACAGTGACACCGAAAAGTTGGATGCGATTCTCGGCGCGATCAAGAGTGAGGCGAACAAAGCATGACGCTCAGCCCGATGCAGTGCGAGTACATAAACAACGCCACACACCGTTGGAACGTCAAAACCGGCGCGACACGTTCCGGCAAAACGTTTATGGATATCGCGTTTACAATCCCCTACCGGCTGAGGCAGACACACGGCAAGCCCGGACTGCGGCTTTTACTGGGTGCTACGAAAGGCACACTTACGCGAAATATAATTGATCCGCTTGCCGAGCGTTGGGGAACGTCGCTTGTATCGCCGATTCGCAACGATAACACTGCGACGCTGTTCGGCGAAAAAGTATATTGTCTCGGCGCGGATAGTATACGGCAAGTCAATCGTATTCGCGGTGCGTCGGTTGTTTACTGCTACGGCGACGAAGTCACGACGTGGAACGAGGAAGTTTTCACGATGCTCAAAAGCCGTCTGGATAAGCCCGACAGCATTTTCGACGGCACTTGTAACCCCGAAGGTCCGAACCACTGGTTTAAGAGGTTTATCGACAGCGGCGCGGATGTGTATGCGCAGGCATATACAATTGACGATAATCCGTTCCTACCGGCGCCGTTTGTGGCGGCGTTAAAACAGGAGTATGATGGGACGGTTTATTATAATCGCTACATACTCGGTCAGTGGATGGCTGCCGAGGGCGTTGTTTACCGCGCTTTTGCGGACAATGCGGAGCGGTTCATCATCGACGAAGCACCGCCGGTTACGTGCGTAACAATCGGCGTGGACTTCGGCGGCGGCACTTCGGCACACGCTTTTTCATGCGTCGGCTTTACTCGCGGTATGCAGGATCTCGTAGTGCTCGACGAATTTTATGAAAAATCGGCACTTACTCCCGAAAAGCTGGAAGAGCGTTTCATTGAGTTTGTGCGGCGGTGTCAGGATCGTTGGATCGTGGCGGACGTGTGGTGTGACAGTGCGGAACAAACGCTCATTGGTGGGCTTCGTTCGGCGGCGGCAAAAGCCCATATCGGCGTAAATATCGGCAATGCGCGGAAGTATGAAGTCAACGACCGCATTCGCTGTGCTGCGCGTCTGATGGGCGCCGACCGCTTCAAGGTCATGCGGCGATGTGAACATACGATCGATGCATACCGCTCGGCACTGTGGGATTCAAAGTACGAGACCGAGGATGTGCGGCTCGACAACGGCACGACGAACATCGACAGTCTCGACGCTGCCGAATATGCGTATGAACGATATATCAAGGATTTAATTGCACGATGAAATTTATAGATAAAGTCAAAGGGGTGTTTATGAAGATGGGCGCGGATACCAAGGCGGCGCGGGAGTTCCGCGACATATTCGAGCTGGACGGCGTACCGCCGTTTCGCGAATTTTACAACGATGGTATTTTAATCTGGAAACGGCTCTACCGCGGCTTTTACGATAAGTGGCATATGATCGGCGCGCCGACCGTAGCGGACCCGAGCAATAAGCGGCAGATGTACCGCATGAATCTTTCGAAAGCTGTGTGCGCTGAGCTTGCCGGGCTTATATGGTCCGAGCAGTGCCGCGTTAATGTAAATCTCACCGGGTTTACACCGACCGAAAACGAGCCGGAAGACAAGGCACAGCGATTCATCGACAGCGTACTTTCGGACAATAATTTCGGCGTGAAAATGCAGGAGAGCATTGAACAGATGCTCGCGCTCGGCGGTCTTACGTTTAAGGTGTGGCACGACAGCGACAAGGGCGTGAAGCTGGGCTATGCAATGGCCGATCAGTTCGTCCCGGTGTCATGGGACAACGCGCGTGTTTCTGACGGCGTGTTTATTTCGCGGCAGGCAAAGGACGGTTTTTATTTTACGCGGCTTGAATGGCACAGACAGCGCGGCACGTCGTACGCAATAATCAACGAGTTATACCGCGCCGATATGCGCAACAAAAAGAACGAGCCGCAGGATATACTCGGCTACAGATATCCGCTTTCGGAGATATACCCCGAGCTCGAACCCGAAACGATCATCGAGGGGCTTGATTCTCCGCTGTTTTCGTATGCGCGGACACCGATAGCCAACAACCTCGACGACAATTCGCCGCTCGGTGTGTCGGTTTACGGCAATGCGCTTGAAACGCTTCACGCGCTCGATATCTGTTATGATAGTTTTGTACGTGAGTTCCGGCTCGGTAAGAAGCGGATTATCGTGCCGGCAAGCGCAATACGCAACGTGGTTGACCCGAATACGGGCGCGTCACTGCGGTATTTCGACGCTTCCGACGAAACGTATGAAGCGTTATCGTCTGATGATCCGGCTGACCTTAAAATAAGCGATAATTCGGTTGAACTGAGGGTTGAGGAACACGTTGCGGCTCTTAATGCGTTTCTTGCGGTGCTTTGCCTGCAGCTCGGCTTCTCAGCGTCGACGTTTTCGTTTGACGTAAAGAACGGCATCAAAACCGCGACCGAAGTTATTACCGAAAACTCAAAAACGTTCAAGACTGTCAAATCTTGTCAGAACTGCATCGAGCCGGCAATACGTGCACTGGTTCGTAACATATTCCGCATAGCTGTTCTTTATGATCTCGACTTTGAGGGCGAAAAGGTCGCGTCGTGGTTCGGCGGCGATATTGACAGCGGCTATGAATGCAGTGTTTATTGGGATGACAGCGTCATCGAGGACAAAGCGTCGCAGATAGACCGCGATATACTGTTGCTCAGCAACGGGCTTAAATCGAAGCGCACTGTTATGACAACGACGCTCGGCATGACCGAGGAACAGGCAGACGCGGAGCTTAAACGTATTGCCGAGGAATCGCGTATAAACGCGCTTGACGTCGACCGATTCGCGACTTTCGGGGGTAATTGATGGATGAGCGAAAAACGCTTGAATTGTCCGAACCGCTCGCCGATATGTATGCGCGTGTAGCGTCTCAGCTGATTATAAACGTAGCGCGGCATTTTAAGGACGGCGGCGGACTTAGTGCACGGTCGTGGCAGATAAAGAAGCTGTCCGAGCTCGGTGCACTTACCGAGGAATCGGCTGCCATCATCGCGGAAGGTACGGGGCGAAAGTCCGAGTACATCCGTGATGCTCTCGCGGCGGCACTTGATTTAACGGCTTCGGAGGTTGATGCACAAATGACAGCGGCGGCGCGTCCTCCCGTCGGCGCTGTCAGTGCGTCGCCTTCGATGGCCCAGGTGCTCGAAATGTTCGCCGCACAGGCCGAGGACGACACGAACCTCGTAAATACCGTAATGCTCAATTCGACGCGAACGCGGTATTTACAGGCTGTCGAACGTGTGTACAAGTCGTGGGAGGAAGGGCGCATTGAGGAGCTGACGCAGACCGATTCTTTTGAATCGCTCGATCGTAAGCTCGGAGAGGTGCAGAAAATAATGAATGCCGGAGCCGGTGAAGCGGTTTTGGGCGCATTTTCGTATACGCAGGCTATACGCGATACGATCGGGTGGCTTGCCGAAAAGGGTGTCACGGGGTTTATCGATATCGGCGGTCACGAGTGGTCGCCCGAAGCGTATGTGTCAATGGATATACGCACGACTATCCACAACACGGCGATTAAAGCCCAGCAGACACGCGCCGAGGAATACGGCGTTTATACGTTTCAAATCTCGTCAAAAGCCGTCGCGCGTCCTCTCTGCGCGCCGTATCAAGGGCAAATCTGCTCATGGAATCGCGGCGACCGCGGACAGGTGCATGATTTAAACGGCAAGGTATATGACTATATCAGCATTTACGATACGTCATACGGAGAGCCTGCCGGGATATTCGGCATAAACTGCGGACACTTCCCCGAGACTTTTATACCGGGCTATTCGCTCGCACGGTATGACAAGCCCGACAAAGCAGAGCTTGAACGCAATTCCGCCGCATATGAACGGATGCAGGAACAGCGCGAGATCGAGCGCGGCATACGCGAGGCAAAGACACGTGTGCTTGCTTACGACGCGGCAGGCAGTAAGGAAGGGTTTGAAAAGTGGGCGTTAAAGCTCAACGAGCGGCGTATGCGGTACCGTGAATACTGCATCAATCACGGCGTTTCCGAGCGCACCAACCGCATACAGGTTTACGGATTTGACCGCAGACTGTCGCAGAAGACGGCGCGCGTAGAGCGTCGGCAGACAAACGATAAACAGGGTTAACCCCTTGCTTATACAAATTCGCGGAGCTGACCGCGGCAACAACAGCGTTATTCGCCCAAACGTCAACGGGCGGTAAACAGGAGACGGAAAAACATGGCTATTTTCAAACGTGAAACACTCAAAGAAAAGGGACTGACTGACGAGCAGATCGATTTCCTTATGTCCGAATCGGGCAGAGCTTTAGGCGATTACATCCCGAAAAGTGAGCTGCAGGGGCACATAGACGAGGCAGTAAAAAAGTTACCGCCTCCGACACCGATCGACCCGAAGACGACCGAGGAATACAAGAAGATCGCCGACGAGCTGGCAATGACAAAGGCTCTCGGCGGTGAGGATTTTGCATCTGTCAAACCAAAATTCCGCGAAACCGTGTATAAGATGCTCGACCACGGGGAAAAGCATGCACCCTATGCGGAGCAGATGAAAGGCGTAGCGGAGCAGTACGAGGAGTATTTTACCACTTCACAGCAAACACAGCAGCAAAGCGAACCCGGTAATAAGCCGCAGTTCGGCGCACCCACTGCCGGCACAATGCCCGGCGGCGATAAGGGCAGCGCGTCGTTCGGAGATTATTGGGGGTTCAGCAAAAAGAAAGGATGATTTAAAACATGGCATTTGTACAGACCAACATTAATTACGCTACTCAGTACGCAAAGGAGCTTGCCAATGCATACCCGTATCTCTCCTATTTCGGCGATATCTACGGCGGCGAAATGGGCGAACGCTACAAGCCCGTAAGCGGCAAGACCGTTGCAATCCCGTCGATGGTCGTTTCCGGCGCACGTGCGGTAAACCGTGACAAGATCACCGGCGAATTCAACCGCAATTTCAACAACGAATGGCAGAATGTAACCATGACCATGGACCGTGAATGGGACACCATTGTCGATCCCATGGATATCGTTGAGACCAACGACGTGGCGACCATTGCCAACGTTACCCGCACATTCAACGAGACTCAGAAGATCCCGGAAATGGACGCATACGCGGCGCAGAAGCTCGCAGAGGCGGCGACCACCGACACCGAAGTGCTCACTTCCGACAGCATCCTCGGCGCATGGGACAATTACCTCGCACGTCTCAAAAATGCACGTATCGCACGTGACCGCGTCCGTGCTTATATGACCCCCGACGCTTACAAATTGCTTAAACAGGCGGCAGGCATCACCCGTTTTGTCGATATCGTCGGCGGTGAGCGCAACATCGACAGAAATATCGGCGGTCTTGACGGCGTGAGAATCATCGAAACTCCGGCAGATCTTATGATGTCCAAGTACGATTTCACCAACGGCTGGACTGCCGCAGGCGACGCGAAGCAGATCAATATACTGTTCGTCGACCCGATGGCTGTCGCGGCTCCCGTAGTTTACGAAACCTCTATGATGTCGCCGCCGTCCGCTCAGTCGAAGGGCAAGTACATCTATTACGAGCGTTACTACTACGACGTATTCGTGCTCGAAAACCGCAAGGACGGCATTCTCGCTAACGTAGAAGCCTAAAAAGACGGAGGGATGACCGCGTGATAGTTGATATCGTATACTACACAAATACATATATCGGCGCGCCCGTGCCCGAAGCGTTGTTCCCAAGGGTGCTGGCGCGTGCGCTGTCGGCGGTCGAAACTGTCACGCGGCGGCGCGTTACCGAGGACAACATAGCGAACTATCCCGACGATGTACAGACCGCATATCGTAACGCCGTTTGTGCTCAGATCGAGTATCTGATCTATAACGGCGTTGAAGCGGCAAACGGCGGAGCATCGTCAAGTGATTACACGCTCGGGCGCATAAGCGTTTCAAATAATGCGTATGCAAGTGCGCAAAGCAAAGCCGGGAATCGACTTGTGTGTGCGCAGAGCATGGCAATTCTTGAAATTTCCGGGCTTCTTAATCCGAGCGTACCGACCTTCGGAGGTGACTGATATGGGCAGAAAACCGCCGTCTCACCTCTACGGGCACAATATCACGCTTCGCGTTTGCACCGGCGTTGACACCTTCCAAAACCCTACATGGCGCGAATATGCGGTAACGGGCGTAAACGTGCAGGAATCGACCGGCACTGTCGTCACGGCGGCGAACACAGACGCTTCGCGGCGGTCGCTTATGTTTGTCGATGCGCTCTACACTGCGCCGCAGCTGGACTGGATGCGGCTCAAACACGAGAGCGAGGACGCAGGTAAACGAATGCAGGTCGTGCACAAGGATGAAGTCTATGCCGTCGAAGCCGTCGACCGTGTCGAGGATGAATACAATATTCTCGATCATTGGGAGGTGGAAATGGTATAATGCCCGTAACGATAACAACAAATATTCCGAAAATCAAGCTCAAAGTGGACGGCGCATGGAGAAAAACGCTTATCCCGCTTGCCGAGCAGGCGTTGACCGACTGTAACTATTACGTTCGTCAGGACACCGGCGCGCTCCGTTCGTCGTCGCTGTCGGCATCGATACCGCGCGAAGGGCTTCTCATCTGGAATACACCCTATGCAAAACGCGTGTATTATACCGGGTCGCCGTCAAAGGAAGTAAATCCCAATGCGTCGCTGATGTGGTGCGAAAAGGCACACGCCGAACGCGGTCGGGATTGGCAGGCATTGGCGCAAAAGATATTTAATTCAAAGTTGGAGGGATGACGTGAGCGTATACAACGATGTACTTGAAACGGTAAAGAATATGATCGTCGATATCGGTGTGTATGCAGTGCCGGTCAGCGGCTCTCTCCCTCCCGGTAACGGTATATCGATCACCATCGGCGCAGGCTCTCCCGTGTCAACAGACCAGTCCAAGGGCGCGGCGTCAGAGCTTGTGCTCGCCTTAAACGGCAAACATTCAAATCAGGAGATCGTCAGCGATACGCTCGGTATTATCCACACATCGCTGACACAGCGTAAAACATATCCCCGCGGCACACGGTATGAGATAACAGACATAGAAACAACCGCCATTCCCTCGCTTATCGGGCGTGAGGATGACGGTATGTGGTTGTACGGCTCATCACTGCGTGTCGCTTTCCACCTATTGCCACCAAAAACAGGAGGTTAAAGCGTGAGCTATTTAACTATTTATAATATCAAGGTTTCCATCGGCACCGAGAAGGCCGGTGATTCATGGACTTACTCCGACTTCGGCGAGGGTATCGAAAACGTCGCTGAGGCTCTTAATGAGGTGGTACAGCAGTACCAGTTCATTTCAAACGGCGGCTTTGCCACCAACCACGTTACCGGCGCGGCTCCGGCATGGACGCTCACCGGCAGACGTGTGCTCGGCGACGCGGCACAGGACTATATTTTCGGCAATAAGTACAGCTTCGACACCGCGCGTCAGTCGTCGCTCAAAGTCACATACACCGACGGTTCGGGCGGTGCTGCCGTAAGCAAGGGTTTTACCGTGCCGTGCACCTTCTGCAATCTGCAGGAATTTTCGGGCGCGTCGACCGACGACAGCGCAATATCGATGGAGCTTCGTTTCGACGGCAAGCCCACACCGGTAACACAGTAAAGTAATAACCACACACACGGGCAGTTCACACTGCCCGATTTTTTTGAAATAACGGAGGAATCAGAAAAATGAAAGCAAGACGCAATCAGTATAAAATCGAACCGCTCATGCTCTGCGACGAAAATGACAATGTAGTCGAGACTATAAACGTCCGCTCGGATTATATCGCTATGCGCAACCGTTTACTCGCTTCGCTCGGCGATATACAGAAGCTCTCCGAGGATCACGCAACCGACGAAGCGATCGGCGGCGCGGTGCTTGAACTCATGAAGGGACTTTACGGCGAGGACGGCGCAGTCAAGATCGTTGAGTATTTCGAGGGCAATTACACCGAGATGATAACCACCGTAACACAGCACATTTACGAGGATATCCTCCCGGCGGTAAACAGACTGCTCGACGAACGCCGCAAGCAGGCTAAGGCTTACGGGAGAAAATAACAATGACCTTTTGCGAAGGTCTTCCTTATACGGTTGAGTGGAGCGGTCGGCGGTGGCGTATCCGTCCGGCGTTTGACAACGTGCTTTGCGCGCTCAGAACGCTTGACGATACCGATTTACCGCCGGACGAACGCCGTAATATCGCACTGGCGTATCTCATGGACGGCGATTATCGAAACGCTGACGGGCTTTTGAACGCCGTCCTTGAAACGCTTGATCTTGCGCCGAAGCAGTCGGACAAGCCCAAGGGCGAACGCGCGCTTGACTTGTACCTTGACACGCCTTACATCTACGCGGCGTTTCTGCAGGCTTACGGCATCGATCTTTACGAGCAGCGCGGCAAGCTCCACTGGCTCAAATTTCACGCGCTTTTGTCGTCGATTCCGCAGTGTACCCGGCTTTCGGACATCATGCAGATACGCACCCGTGAAGTGCCTGCACCGACGAAGAACAATGCAAAACAGCGCGAGGAAATTATAAGGGCAAAGGCGCACTATAAGCTTCCGGTCAGTGAAGCCGAGAGCCGCGCAGAGTTTGAAAATGCGTTTCGCGGACTGATTGCCTCCTATGAAAAAAGAGGTGATATTTAATAATGGCTGACGGCAAGGTCGTATATCAAATTGTCGGTGAATCCAAGGGGCTTGCCGCCGATATGGCGAAAGCCGAGGGCGTAATACAGCAGTCGGTTGCTAAGTGGGACAGCATCGCGGCCGGAGCGGCTAAGGCTGTGGGCGCGGCGTTTGCGGCGGCGGTGGCTACCGGTGCGGCATCATTGGCGGCATTGGGTAAGCAAGGTATCGAGTATAACGCGAAAATGGAGCAAATCCAAACCGGTTTTACCACGATACTCGGCGATGCTCAAAAGGCTTCCGATTTGATGGATCAAATCAAAAATGATGCAGCAGTAACACCGTTTGATGTTGAAGGACTATCAAGGGCTGTGCAGCTTCTCACATCGGCCGGTGTGGAATCTGACGCGGCACGCTTAACTATTCTTGCGCTCGGCGACGCTATAGCAGCAACCGGCGGCGGCGATGATGAGCTGATGAGAATGTCGCAAAACCTCCAGCAAGTAAAAAACGTTGGAGAAGCATCGGCTGTTGATATTAAACAGTTTGCGATGGCAGGCATTAATATCTATCAGATGCTTGCTGATCATCTTGGAGTAACTGCGGAAGAAGTTGCCGATATGGATATCAGCTATGAAATGCTTCAAGAAGCATTTATTGCATCGGCAACCGAAGGCGGCAAGTACTTCGGCGCAATGGCTGACCAATCAAAGACAATGAACGGTGCGGTTTCAAATCTGCAGGACAGTTTCGGGCAGTTTACCGGGCGTGTGACCGAAGGCTTAAGCAGTGCTGCAGTATCGGTTGTAACGGCATTTTCCGATATGCTCAATAGCATGTCTCCACTTGAAGAAGCCATAAAAGGCATATTTGATGCTATTGCCGGAGCAGTTGAAAGCGCAATTCCAACCATAAAAGCCGGGATTGAAAATCTTGGAGAAGCTATTGGTTTAGTTCTGCCTAAGATAAACGAAGTCAAAGATACGCTCCCCAATATTTCGGAAACGCTTTCCAAAATACTCCCCGATACAGAGGGTATAAACGGGGTGTTGCCGTCAATAAGCGGTGTGTTATCCGTAATCGTTGAAACGGCACAGTCGTTATTGTCGCCGCTCAAAGAGCTTTCTACATCGCTTCCGGATATATGGGGATACCTCGAAGATCTCGTTGAACCGCTCGGTGAAATGGCAAGAGATTTGCTCCCGGCTGCAGCATCGTTTGTTGGCGAGCTTGTCGGTACCCTAGGTTCAATTGCGTTGGCTATATTGCCGCCTATGGTAAGTGCTTTGGAAAAAATACTGCCAGCCATCGGTGAAATAGCAAAACAAATTCTTCCCGCTCTAAACGGTGCGATTGATATTATTCTTACACCGCTCGGCGAACTGGCGGATAAGCTGCTTCCAGTGCTTGGCGATCTGCTATCAGAACATCTGAAACACCTCGGAAGATTTGCAAATGAGCTGCTTCCTCCTGTTGCGTCATTTATCGCAGAACTCGTCAGCACGCTTGGATAGATAGCTCTTGCAATATTACCGCCGATATTTGAAGTTCTTGATAGTTTGTTACCGATAATCAGCGAGATGGCAAAAGACATTCTCCCGGCAATCGATAGAATTATAGATGCTATTTTGCCTATCCTTAAATCAATCTATGATCATGCTGTTAAACCAATTGCTGATGTATTGATTGCAGTCTTGCCAACGCTACAAGAAATAGCTCACACAATATTAGGAAAAATCGCGGAACTTATCGAAAGACTTAGCCCCGGCATTCAAACACTTTTCGAAAAGCTCCAACCACTTATCGAAAAAATAGGCGACTTTGCTCAAAAAGTCTTAGATTTGATTTCGGAAGCACTTGACCCGTTATGCGATATGCTTATCATAACGATAGTCGAAGCATTCGAGTATTTCATTGAACAAATCGACCCTGTAATAGAAATTGCGGAGTTGCTTGCTGATACTATCATTGAATATGTTCTTACTTCTCTCGAGGATTTTAAGGAGGCAATTAAAACGCTTGGAACAATTGTAAAACAAATATTCGAAGGCGACATTCAAGGCGCATTTGATACTCTTGTAACTGCAATCGGCAATGCGTTGTCCACTGGCGAATCAAGGTTAAATACATTTGTTGAGCGTGTCAAAAGCGCTATACAAACTGTACAGAACGCAGTAACAGCGATTTCAGACGCAATGGGGCGGATAGGCGATCTTGTAACCGGCAAAATATCGATAAGTGATCTTATTTCCGACACAATGAGCACGTTTAACGATCTGCAGGCACAGTCTAAAAACAGCTCAATGTCGTCGAGCTCATCAAGCTCATACAGCGGCTCATACACATCCTCTGCGGCACATTCCACATCAAAGAATACGACAGTCGGCGGCGGTGGCGGCAAGCTCGGCGGCACGACCACGATAAACATCACAACCGAAGTAGATGGGTATGTAATGGCAAACAACAGCGTCACATATTTCGACGATGCCGCGAGCAGCACGATACGAGGTAACTGATGATACAAGCATACATAAACAACATCCCATACGAAATGACGCGCGACTTCCTGCTTACCGACATGGTGGGCAACAAATCCGCGTCGGAGATCGCGTTTTTAGTCGAGAATCAGCCGCTCCCACGTGCCGGCGATATGGTCGAGATACGGGACGGCGATACCGTGCTGTTTTGGGGGATGCTCGGCATCCCTCGGTCACCGCGGTATTCGAGCGGACTTGAATGGCGCGTGTACAACGTCGAGGCAGGCAATGCCAACACGTTTTTGTCGAAGCGCATAATCAACGAAGCGTTCAAAAAATATACGGTGTCCGAAATTGTGCGGATACTGTACGACAACTACATCGCCGAGGAAGGAATCTCGCTCGGCACTGTTTCGGATATCCCCATTAAAATCGACGTTTACGCGGCTTCGGACTTCAATCTGCAGGACGCACTGAATGAGCTTGCCGAGCTTGCAAACGCCGCGTGGACGATCACCACACAGCGTGTATTTAACTTCACGGTATCGTCGGAGTTCAAGCACTTCCCGGTGACTATCGACCGCGGCAATGTATTCGGTACTGACTGGCAGATCCTCACGAAGGAGTACAAACAGCGCACCGTGCAGTATGTTTCGGGCGCGACAAATACCACACTTCCGCAGACCGAGCGGTTTATATACGATGCACCGGGCGCAAACACGTTCAATGTATCTTTCGGACTTAATGAGCGTCCGACGATTACGGTCAACGGTGTGGCGGTCGCGCCGGAGCGCGTCGGCGTTGCGGGACTTGATTACGGCGATTCAAACGTTTATTTCACATTCGCTTACAATTCGAAAACTATTTCTTACAACACAAGCTCAGGCTTTCTGATCGGCGGCGAAACGGTCGCGATAACCTACATCGGCATATATCCCATCCGCGTTTCGATGTCAAATCTCGAAAAAATAAGCGAGATCGCGTCGATCACCGGCACGTCGGGCAAGCGCGAGATAGTCAACACCGTTACCGGCGTACGGTCGCAGGCTGACGCGGTGGCGATGGCGTTGTCGCTGCTCGACAAATACCGCGAAGCGACCGAGGAAATAACGATGTGGGTGCCGTCCGAAGAGCTGTACAAGCGCGGCATAACGCTCGAAGACACAGAGCCGATGACGAAGATCACGATCAACCTTCCCGAATGGGGCATGGTCGGCGATTACGTCATCGCAGAACGGCGACTTTCGGCTTACTATGCCGACATGAGCGAGGATGCGGCTAAGCGGCTTAAGGTGTGGTTACGGTTCTTAAACCGAGATTACATGAAGTCCTACGGCGAAATACTCGCCGATTTACGCAAAAACGTTCGTGCGCTCAATATTCGCGCCGACGATATCGTGCTGAAAAACTCGCTTGTGTCGGAAACGATAAAATACGGCGAAAGCTACAGCACAATGATGCTTTATCCATTCTTCCCGGTCGCTTCGGCGGCAGAAGGCGGTGCATTGTTTGCGCCGATATCACTTGATACGGAGGTATACCCGGTATGACAAACAGCTGCATGATGTGCGGCAGATTCGATATTGAGATAGTAAACGCCGCAACCGGCGCGGTGGTCGGACGGCTGCATATTAAAAACCAGCTCACCGAGATAAACCGCACGGTACGCGCCCGGATGCTGATGGGCGACTTTTCCGGACCGCTCGATGCGCTGGCGGTGAAATATTTCGCGTTCGGCACCGACGGCGCGGCGGCTTCGGCGGCACAAACAAAGCTCGGCGCGGAGCAGTTCCGCAAACAGCTGACGCAGAAAAACGAGAGCGGCGGCACGGTCACAACGGCGGTGTCATTACAGACGAACGAAGCCAATTTTCTGATACGCGAGATCGGCGTATTCGGCGGCGCGGATGCGTCGGGAGCGGCCGACAGCGGAACGATGCTGGCGCGTACTACGGTTAATATTGACAAGAATGACAACCTTGTAATTAACATTACACGCACGGATATTTGCGAGATTTAAAGGGGTGATACAGTGGCTTACAACAAGCATACGTGGGTGGCTCGGCAGGGTATCGGGCTTAATAAGTTTACCGACCAGAACGGGGTTAAGTATGAGTTTACTCCGTCGCCCGATGAGGTGACACAGCCGGGTACGCCGTTTTCGGCGGAGTGGATGAATGAGATGGAGGAACAGCTTGAAAAAGCGGCGGTTTTGAGTGGGGGGGCTGTTGAGGGGAATTTCCCGGTGTTTAATGCGCTGGGGGAATTGATCAACAGCGGCAAGGGGCCAGATATTTTGCAGTATGTATCTGATTCAATGTTCCAAACTATTGGCGGAAAAAAAGCACCGATAGCAAGCATTGAAGCCGGTTCGTATATCGGTACAGGAACACCACCGACGTTGACGTTTTCGTTTGAGCCTAAAATCGTATTTATACTGGCAAGCGGTGTAAATACGTCGGTAAGCGAAAATAATAGCCGAGCATATCACGCGGGGTTATGTATATTGTTACCTGAATGGTCGTATAAAAATACAATTTTTTCACCATACCCGTCTGCTTCGGGTACTGGTGGTATATACAACGAAAGCGTCGGTACAATGCGTTCGGTAACATTCGAAAATAATACTGTTACATGGGCACAACACGAAATCGAAACAAAGCCAAGTGATTCGAGTGGTGCTACTTATGATGCATCTAAGTCATATTATGCTGTAGCAGGCTTTTGTTATAGCGGTGCAAATTATTATTACGTCGGTATTGCATAAAATGAGGAAGGTGAACGGAATGTATATTATACGTGATAAACAAGATAAATTCGGACGTTACACAACGTTTCAAGTATGGAACAGCGAAATAATTCCGGAATGTTGTTTCGAATGTCCTTATTCTTTCAAAGATACATTTTTTTTGACTGACCCGGGCGGGTTTGTGAATATTGAAGCCGATAAAAACAAAGTCATTACAAAAATGACCGTCAACACCGAAGCCTACAACGCATACCTCGCGTCGCTTCCCGAACCGGAACCCGAACCCGACCGCGAGCCGACCGCAGACGAAATACTCAACGCATTACTGGGGGTGAACGCATGAACAAATTACAGGCGGCAGAGCAGCTGAGACGTGCGCTGCAGATGTTCGCGGCGACGCTGACCGACGAACAGGCTATGGAGGTCGCGACGGTGTACGACGAATGGCAGCCGGACAGGCAGTACGCGGCAGGCGTGTATCTGACCTACGGCACTAACGGCGTGGGCGATGTGCAGCTGTACAAGGTCGCGCAGGCGCACACCTCGCAGGCAGACTGGCCACCCGATAAGACTCCGGCGTTATATGTGCCGATCGGGCTTGACGATGCCGGCTACCCGGTATGGAGCCAGCCGACGGGCGCGCACGATGCGTACAACAAGGGCGATGTGGTCGACCACGGCGGCGTGCTGTATGAATCGCAGATCGACGGCAATACCACAGTGCCCGGCTCGGATGAGCGGTACTGGAAGATTTATAAGGCATGAGCGAACTTGTTTTAGCCCTTATCTCCGGCGGTGTTGGAGCCGCCATCGCCGGGGGTATTATGGGGCTTATCACGTACAAAGTAAAGCGGCATGACGAAAAGAAGGACAAACAGAGCGGCACGTGTGCGCTGCATACTACGGCGATACGATATCTGATGCTGTATATAATCCGTGAGGAGTGTGAGAAACACATCCAGCGTAACGGCATCAGCTACGAAGACCGCCGCATGCTGCATAAGTGGCATGAAGTGTACCACACGGAGCTGGGCGGCAACGGTGACGCTGAGCTGCTGATGGCTGCGGTGGACGATCTGCCGCTGAAATTATAGGAGGATAACATGGCACTACGCGGAATAGACGTGTCCTACGCACAGGGCGCGATAAACTGGTCGGCGGTATACGCGGACGGCGTACGATTCGCAATGATCAAGGCGACGCAGGGACGCGCGGTCAGCTCAAACAGCTACCTATTCGCCGACCGGCACTTTGCTGCAAACATCACGGGCGCGTCGGACGTCGGGCTGAAATGCGGCGTGTACCACTATCTGACGGCGAAGACCGTCAAGGAAGCACAGCGTGAAGCGGAGCACTTCTGCCGAACAATCGAGCCGTACAGAGCGCGTATCGACCTCTGGGCGGCGGTTGACGTGGAGGAAAAGAAATACCTTCCCAAAAACAAAAAGCTGCTCACAGAGATCGTCAACGCCTTCAATGCTTACGTTGCCGCTGAGGGCTTCAAGCCGATGATCTACACCAACCGCGACTTTTTGACGAACTACCTCAATTACAACAGTCTGAACTGCCGCACAATATGGCGCGCACACTGGAAAAGCAACGGCTCGCTTACATACAGCGACGTGGACGCGGCTTCACGCCCTGACGATTACGCCTACGATATGCCGATATGGCAGTTTGGTCTGGGCAAGGGCGGCACGGTTTCGGGAATTAAAGCGGCGATAGATCTCAACTACGGCTACTTCGACGACACCGTTCAGCAGTCTCCGACGATCGTACTGCCCGACACCGACGAGTTTGCGGTGGGCGACAAGGTCAAGGTACGCGCTGGTCGGAATTATCTGTACGGCAGTTCGAAGAAGTTCA